ATGATCAGGCGTATGACGGTCCTGGTTTTGATGGCCGTCTGCCTTGTGGAATTGACGTTATCGCTGACGCTAACGTTACCACTGCGGGAACTGCTGACGCGGGAACTGGCGAAGATGAAATCTATGTCGGTTCTCTGGAAGAGGTTCACCTTTGGGAAGATGCTGGCGCGCCCGTTTTCATTAGGGCCGAGCAGCCTAGCGTTGCTAAGCTTGGAGTTAACCTGGTGGTTTATGGCTACTTTGCCTACACTATGCAGCGTTTCGCCCTGGCCTATCAGAAGCTTACTGGCGCTGGTCTTTCGGCCCCGTCTGGTTTCTGATCTAATTGGTAAGCTAGTCCTATTCGGTGGTCCCTTAAAGGGACCACCTTTAGGGCTGTAAACCCTTGAAAAGGACTAAGCTATGGCCACTGACATCTATCAGACCAAATACGAACGACTTTTGGTTGATCCTAACCAATTTGACGGTGAGGCGAATCCGTCTGCTAAGCTAGCCGAATTGCAAACGTTGATTACCAATGCGGGTGATAGCGCTACTACGCATGCTTATCCAACCGGTGTTGTGCTAGCTAGCGCACTTACAGGTAACGTAGATTCTTCCGTTCTAGTGGCGGACGGTCGTTATTTTACCGAAGATGTTTTTCTGCGAATTGTAACTACGGTAGGTTCAACCCCAACTGCTACATTCAATATCAAGTCGTCTAAAGATGGAGTTACGTATGCGAACTGCTCTTATGCATTGATTGCTACGCCACAGACTCTTGTATCAACGTCTTTTGTTATTACTACACCCGTTACGAAGATTTGCCGCATCCCGCCTCAGCAGGCGAGATACCTAAAGGTTTCAGTAACCGTAAATACCGCAGTTACATTCTCGATTGATGCCGTTGATTTTGGAGGCGTCGCCATATGAGTGACGATACAGTTATGCAGGCCGCTATCCGGCGCAAGGTTAAAGCGTTGGAGGAAGCTGGATCAGATCCGGCTAAGATTGCCGAGCTACGTGCTCAGCTACCATCCGAGCGACGTCCACCCGCAGATCATCAGGAGACTACCGCGAAAGTGGTCCCAGACGGCTCCGAGAGCGACGCTAAGGACTCAGGAGATGAGAAGCTAGGCGATCCTATCAACCAGCCTAAGATGGCCGCTACGCGAGGTGTAAGGCGCGCTCCTGCGAAGTCGCGCGCCAGTAAGACCTGATATGCCGCAGTACGCTTCAAAACCATCTCATATTGATACGTTTTGAAGTCTGACCCACAACATTGACGTAATGAGGCCGCCCTAACGGGCGGCCGAGTAAACCTCGCAATATCTAGCAGTTTTGGAGGTAGCGCGAAAGAGAGAAAAATAAATGTGCGAAGACGAAAAAGATGCAGAGAATGAGAACGAAGAGGCTACCGAGCCTATTACCGAGTTTGTTGGTTCTGGCGGGATTACACTTCCGTCCGCGTCCGCTAAGGGATGACGCTATGACTGCATATTACAAGACGGGCACGACCGCAGGTGCAGATCCGGTAAAGGCTTCTCTGGATGCTATTACGGCAATGTGCAATAGCGGTACCCTTAAGATTTACAGCGATGTTAGTGACTCATCCCATGTCGATCCTGACGTTGGATTTACGGGTACATTGCTTGCCACGTTCACCTTTAACGCTACCGCATTCACGGATGCCGCCGCGACCGGCACATTTCCTAACAAGTCAATTACCGCTACTGCGGCATTCGCTGCCAATACTGTTTCGGCCGCCGCAAGTGCTACGGCTGGATCTTTTGGTCTATTCAATTCAGGCGGTACGCTTATTGCTACCGGTTCTGTTGGTACGTCAGGTGCGGACATTAACTTTAACTCTGTCGCATTCAGTTCAGGCGCTAACATTACACTTTCAAGCTTTACGTTGGTCATGCCAGAATAATTTGGAGTAAGTAAGGGGTACTAGATGTCCACTACTTACTACCTAGTTGCTGCTGACCCAAATACCACTTTTACTTTCTACGATGGACTTGCGTCGGCTCACGATGCTTCCCCATTTAATGTTTCGGATACGTTGGGCGTAGCTGGTAATGGTGCAACCTGGTCTTTTGTATCTGCCGTAGGAGATCCAGGCGCTAGTGGAACTTCTACTGGATTTTTCTCGGTAACGGTAAACGTTAGCGTTGCATACTCCGGATTGGTAATGTATGCATCTCTTACTCACTACACTAGCAGCGGAGTTGCTGTAGGTTCTAGCCCGTCTAGTTCTGTTGCTATTTCTGCGGCCGGTCTAGCCACCATTACATTTACTAATCCACCGCTGGGCAGTTGGACTGCTGGCGACTTCATCATGGTTAATGTATATGCGAATAATAGCAATACACATGGTGGATCTAAGTCTTCTACATGGGATTTTGGCAGTGGTAACGATACATTCATAGCGCCTTGGGCGTTGAGTGTTACGCCAACTGGCAGTGGATCACCGAGTACCAAAAAAGCTAGTGCATCCGGAACTGGATCGGAGCAGTTCTCTGGTAGCGGCACAATTCATGCTCCAAAGGCAACTCTAGCCGGATCGGGAAGCATTCCGCTTCCTATCACGGGAACTGGCACAATTCATGCCACTAAGCCGTCCGTAGCCGGAACGGGGAGCGTTCAGCTACCGATTACAGGAACTGGCAGCATATCGGCTAAGAATCCATCTTCTAGTGGTTTTGGTGCAGAACAGTTTACCTCCACTGGTCGCATGAATGGATCTAAGCCTGCGGTGTCTGGTGCCGGTACTGAATCATTTGCCAGTAGCGGTTCAGAACACGCTAAAAAGGCTACGTTCTCGGGCATAGGAACCTATACCCCGCCTGGCGTGACAGGTACCGGCCAGCCCACTTCAAAAAAGGCGAATATTGTAGCATCTGGGCTCGAAACCTTTAACGGCTCAGGAACGATTCACGGAACTACGCCTACGATATCGAGTACGGGCAGCATACCCGGAATATCGGGCTCCGGTATGGTACTTGCCAGTAAAGCCCATTCTAGCGCTACAGGTGCAGAAACTTTCACCGGTTCAGGATTCGGGATACCTCCAAAACCCTCTATTTCCGGAACAGGTACAATCCCGGGCATTTCCGGCACGGGTAGTATCCAGACTAGTAAAGCTTCTGGTCATGCTACTGGTACGGAATCCTTTGCAGGTACGGGAAGCCTATTCGCCAATTTCATAACGGCTTATGGCGACGGGCTCGAATCGTTCGTTGGTTCAGGTTCTTCGACTAAGCGGAAGCCTGCCATCAATGGTTCTGGTGGCGGGGTATTTAATGGCACCGGGAACATTACAGCGCCTACGCCCACTTTGCACGGAACTGGTACGGTCATCGTACCTATCACCGGAAGTGGCAGCATCACTGCTCATAAGCCGCAATTCAATGGCGTTATGTTTGAGGGATTTACCTCTACTGGCAGCATTTACGCAAAGAGTCCCCACGCTATTGGCATAGGAAGTTCGGGAAGCCAATTCGGCGCAGGTAGTTTGTCATTGCGAAAGGCTGTGATAGCAGGCAGTGGCAACCTAGCCTATTCGAGCCAGGGCAATATAAACGCTTCTAAGAGCCACATAGCTGGATCAGGTACCGAAGAGTTTATCGGCTACGGAATGATTCAAATAGCCAAGCCGGTCTTTGCTGGTATATCTGTTGCGTATGGCAGTAGTGATATCTCGTCTAGTTCTCAGAATAGTTCAATGTCTGAATACCCGACAAGTAAGAATTCATCCGCTTCTTTGCTTACGTCTGAAACCCTCATAAGCGGAGCTAGTAATTTGACATCGGTTGGAGGGGCCGAATCAGTTACTAGTAGCGCATCAGGGAGCTCTTAAAATGGCAGCAGTTGAGGTTGGGGAGTCTTACACCTCCTCTTTTGTGGTAACCGACGTTAGCGGCGAGTTCATTGATCCGATTGACGTTACACTTACAGTTACCCTTCCCGATCAAACCACCGTCACTCCTAGCGTTACCAAAGATAGTGTGGGTCATTACCACGTGTCTTACACGTTCACCCTAGAGGGCATTTACAAGTTTACCTGGCTGGCTACTAGTCCTGATACGATCAAGTCGGACTATGTGCCCGTCAATGTGTACCGATCGATTATTGGATTGGATGACGCAAAGAACTTTGTCAACTATAGTACGGCGGATAACCGAGAGGATATCCTACGGCAGATAATGGCGGCTGCTACCGAGCTAGCCGAAAACACTGTTGGCTCGTGCGTAATTCGTACTCTTACCAATGTCCGAATCCCGGGCGACAGTAAACCCGCTATCCGTCTTCCGGGTGCGCCCATTCCAACCGAATCGTCCGTCACGTCAATTGCTTCTGTGTATGAGGGCGGACCTATGTGGACTCAGGCCAACAACGATTTTATAGTTTCGCCCGAATCTGGTGTGGTGCAGCTAAAAGGATTCATTCCATTCTGGCTTGGTCCGTGGAAAGCAACCTATGACGTTGGACGAGTTGTTATTCCTCAGACAATCCAGCTAGCTGTGCAGGAAATCATTTACGATATGTGGTCAACTCAGCGCCCTTATGGCGCTGATGAATTGGAACCGGGACCGGAAGCAACTGCTCGTTTTGAGCAAATGATTGCGACCTACAGCGTTCCCCCACATGCTAAGGCGTTGCTGGATGCTAATGAAATGCCGGGGTTTGCGTAATGGTTATGGGTGGACATATCACAGAAGCTTCGGCGGTTGACGATGTTATAAAAGCAATCGTAGCGTCAGTCGATAGCGCAGTTAGTTACAACGTTTATGATGGGCCGCCGACCCGGCTTCCGAGCCGCGCTGCGATACAATTCGTGGCAATCGGGGCAGACAATCTCGATCACGATGAATTGGATATCCCGGCCGACGCGGCAAGCATGATTCAGATTTGGGAGGGATTGGGTCAGGTAGCACGTCACGAAGATTTGCGGATTAACTGTGTTGCCGTTGGCCGCGCTGACACTGTAGCAAACGCTC